GCCAGAACCAAACCGCCAACACCAATGGTGCCTGCGTTTCTTCCTTCGTCAACTACCGGGCCAACATAATCTGGGTACTCTTCAGCGCGAACAAGTTCCCATCCCTCTTGCCGTTTCTTATGAACGTTAGTCTTATCGTCGTATTCCATGACAGATTCACGAATCCATCTATGTTTAAAGCCAATAGGCGGTTCTGGTGCTTCCAAGGCTGAACCGGGTCGCCATTGCTGAATACGCTCTGCGTTTTCCCGTGATTCTGAATCACGCGCTGACCTAGTTGCCATGTTATTCTCTCCTGTTTTCAATTTTTAGAACTTCTTTTGCATAAAGCTCCAAAGGTATCCGCATCTTATTGGCAAATGCGACTTGCCCCGGCGTTAGTTCCACCGTATTTTTCCGCCCAGATTTTAATGACCGTCCATTACTAGACGCAGGTGTAACAACTTGGGCGTTTTTTTGTTTCACCTGAAACTTATGTGGCATTTCCTTGCGGATACGCTTGTCTATTTCAGAATAATATTCGTCGGTAGTAGGGTCGAACCCTTCCTCACCAACAATTTGATTGTGTATGGCGGTAGCCGCAGCCTTCATAACGTTGTCTTTTTCAAACCAATCGTTTTTAGACAACCACTTTTCCAACTTAGGATCAGGCGCTTGTCTTTGTGGCTGTTGCTGCTGGTACTGCTGTTGCTGTTGCTGTTGTTCAGCTTGAGCCTGCCTTTGCTGTTCTTCCCTTTGAGCCTTGGCTGTTTGCAGACGAATGCGTTCTTTTTCGATAGCAACTTGTGACAATGCGGATTGCGCTTCTGCAACCTTTTCATAGTCGCCAGCTTCATGCGCCTCTGTCAAAGCACGTTTGGCTTGCTGTTCTTGAGATACAACACGACCTTCATACTCAGACCTGTATCCCTGATCTAGCTGTTGCAACCTAGCTTTCATCTGCTGGTTTTCTTGATGAACTTGTTGAGCGTATTGAACAGCAGCTTCGGCCTCTTCAGCCGCAGCTTTGCGTTTTGCTGTTAATTGATTGATACGCTTTTGAACGCTTTCACTGTAGCTTTCTAACTCATCATCGCCGCTAGACTTATCACGAACTTTTGTTCGGGTTTCTTCAGGAGCAACAACAACAGATTCAGATGAGGACTCTTCGTTGTCATCCTCAAACTCGACTGTTGTGCCTTCTAGCTCTTCGCTATTAATGTTTTCTTCAACCATAGACATTATCTACAACTCCATAATCTTCTATACATACGAAATATCTGTTGGGTCAAGTATTGTGGATATAATATTATCGTCATTTATGATTCTGACCTCAAGACCATCCACTTTAAACCTATTCCCAGCATATCTTCCTATAAGAACCCAACTTTTCTCCTGACAATAGGGACCACTAGGGAACTTTTGTTCGTCTTTGTAAGCGTCTGGACCCAACTTAACCACGTAAGCAGATACGGTAGCAAAAGACTCACGATCTCTAGTTTGATCTGGAATATACAACCCGCCCTTTGTTTTGGCGCTAGGATAATACGGAATGATTAAAACGCGATAGCCCGTAGGCTGCGGTAGTCTTTCCAGTGCAGAAGCCTCAAGATTAGACGGGTCTTCTACGTTTTTATTATCCTCTTCTGCGTCGTTATTTTTGAACGCATTTTCTATCGGTTTAGATAACTTTTCTTTCTTTGTAGCTCTTAAAACATGGTCTGGAACATACAACTTTTTATTCATCTTCTAATTCTACGCCTTTCATCGCGGTTTTAAGTAAATCCTCACAGTAGGTCATTCCGCGTATTTCGCCCACCAGATACCGATACTCATCCCAAGATGAGGCCGAACCGTCCGCAATTCGGTCTTTCAACCTAGAATTACGATCACGTATTTCCTTCAACATATATTCTGCTAAATGTAAAGCGTCCATACTTGTCTCCCTGAACACATGGTATGCAAATGTTCGGGATATACAAGTATTTTAGGCAAAAATCTACAAAACGCCCATAAACTTCTGGGGTCTATCTATTTTGCTATACTTTTTTAGGTGCCTTGGTCTTTTTCTTGGCCTGCTTTTTAACTGACGCTTTGGGCTTGCTGGCAGGTTTTTCCGCGATAGGCGGCGTGGCTTCATTTTTCACCTCTGCTACAATTGCAGGTGGACGCTTTGCCTCTTTAATGACTTGCGCCATTTTTTCTCTTACGGATGAACTCATATCACTTCCTATCTTCTATTTGTTTACGTTGTTGTGCAATCAAAATCTTTTGGCGTTCCAACTCTAAGAACTGCCTATCTATTTCAGTCATTTCAGGAAAATCTACGATATTATCCTGTGTTGGCTTTTGTTGCATTCATCACCGCAATTTCACGCTGTGTTCGTATTCTATCTTCTGCAATTCTGGTCTTATCGTCCAAAGCTGCTTCAGAAACATCAATGCGCTGCTGACTTACCAAAACGTCATTCTTTTCTTTCTCACGCTCTAACTCTTGCTTGGCCTCAAACTCTGAAGACTTGCGCTGCATATCAGCCGCTTTTAACTGTAGCTCTTGGTTGCGTATGTCTACCAAAGGATCAGACTGCTGTGGCGGCTCCACAGCTTGCGCCATGCTTTCAACCATATCTGCAATCATAACCGCAGCTATCTGGTCAATTTGTGGCTTAATTTGCTGCATCATCATCTGCATTTGTTCTGGGTTTTGCTGCACTTCAGGCGGTATTCTTTCTATAACCTGTGCCTGTGCCTGCTTTTCAGCCATAAGCCCTATATGCTCCTGTATATGACCCTGTAAGGCCACAATAGACGCAGGGTTAAGCTGCATAGCTGGCGTAGACATGACCGCCATGTGAGCCTCTATGTGAGCCTGATGGTCTTGCTCTGGAAACGCTTGCAAAGGAACACCCATAAGCGCGTTCTGGTTTTCTTTAGCAGCATTAGCAGGTGGTGGCGGTGGCGGTGGTGGCGGAAGAATGGCATCAATATTCGTAACGCCCAAAGCCTCGTACATCTTGCGATACGCCTGATACAAACCCATAGGTCCGCCGTGTATCTCAGGGTTAGATTGCACCAATTGCAATTCGCTTTGCGCCAAAGCAATGCGCTGCGACATGGAAAAGATGTTTGGGTCTGAAACAGGCAAAACATCAATGCGCTCATCAAAATCCTGCGCTTTTACTTCAGGGCCAAACTCTTTGGACGCCATATAAGGATACGGCTGTAAGTCTTGCGCAAAAATATTAGACAGAAGTTTAAATTCCATCTTTTGCGAATAATGCAACCGCTTATGAATAGCGGACATAACCTTAGTTCCGCGCTCCATAATAGCCATAGTGGTGCCAACGGGCGTTTCACCGCTCATCTCACCAATCTTCATGTCAGCCATAGATGCAAACCTGCGACCAGCATCAACCAGTGTACCCAAAAGGTTATACAACGTGCCAGAAGGTTCTTTAAACGGCAATGGCATCAAAGACGCCTGCAACGTCTGACCAACTACGTCAATATCTCGAAACTCTCCGGGCTGTATCGGGCTATCCTCATCACGAATACGCGCACCACGGGCCTTAAAACCCGCTGGCAAGTTAGCCAAAGTACCAGCATCAATAAGCTGACGCAGCAATGACGTTGACGCCATAGCCAAGCCGCCAATCATATGCGTCAAACCCAATCCATAAAAACCCAAACCGGGCAAAAACTTGTAATGCACAAAGTATTTCTGCGCACGTTTCATAGGATCGTCTTCTGGATAGTTGCGACGAATAGACAGTATTTCGTTCGTATCCTCAAGGATAGTAACAATGTAAGGCAGCTTTAAGCCTGTAGGCTCACCGTCCATACCAATGTCTTCAAAGCCCTCAATGTCTAAATCAGTGTGAACTTCATAAAGCGTCAGGTCAGATGACGCATTAGACGGGTGTACGCCCTGTATGTCATCAATCGACTCCTGAACCTCATTCATTCGTTCGCCATAACTGCCGTCACTAGGAATATCTATATCCCTATAAAAGCCAGCAAGTTGCAGCTTTCTAACCTCGTTAGAATCCATCGAAATACGGTGCGTAATGCGTGGCGAACTAGCCAAATCAGGTGTGCCGTAAGGAACAATTAAATCTTCTGCGTGAATAAACTTACTAACAGCGCGTTGCTTTAGTGGATCACGGTAAACCTTCTTAAACGTAGAGCCAACAACAGGCAGATAAAACAACATCTGATCCAATTCAGGATCATATTCTTCCATTTCATAAGTAATCTGGTAATTCATGTAATCTTTGACGCGCTCTGCCTGCTTAACCAGCATTTCGTTCTGCGCACCAATTACTTGCGTTCTAACAGGACCATTTGCAGGCAAAAGCTCACGATACGCTTGCGCTTGAAACTGCGTTACACTTTCTGCCAGCAATGGATGAACAACGCCTGACGAACCCTCAAAAGGCTCTGTGCGCTCTTCAGTCTTCATTCCTAAAAACTCTAATCCCTGCTTGTACGTGTCTTCCCAATCTTGTCTGGAAGACAAATCGTCCTCAATCGAACCAACCAAATCAGAAGAAATGCGCCCAAGAATAGAAACATCAATAACATCAGCAAGATTGCCATCAAAAGCAACAGTTGGAGCAACGCCCATTCCATCGTCGTAATCCCCCACTATCGCACTGCCGTCATCAAACTCAAAAACACCGGGTTGTTGCGGCAATTCAGGAATGTTAGCCAAAACGTTTTCTTCAGGCAACATAGGCATTTCAGGAATGCCGCCCGGACCAGAATCACGATCTATAAAAGCCATATTATATTCCTATTTTAGCGTTGAGGCAGAAAAGCTCTACCAACGAAAGGACAGAAATCGGGAACCGTTGACGTAAGCCGCTGGGAGGAAAACGGAGCGTCAACTTAATCTGCCTCAACC